CTAATGGAGGTATGTTAAATAGTGATTTAGGTTATTCTTGGACAAGAGACATCCCTTTCAATCTAGCAACCCAGATAGTTAACAAATATAGAGAAACCCACCATATTATACAAGTATGTAAACCAACCTCTTTTAAAATTGAAGGAGCTGAAATTTTAGATTATGCCCTATCTGCTATGGAATTATTTACATTGTTAGCGGTAAGTAATAAACGCATATTAATTGATTCTAGTTTACAACACGCTGCGGTAGCATTAAATGTTCCCTCTACTGTATTTTGGATTGGAACTTCTCCAAAAAACTTTGGATATGCACTTCATGATAATATAATTGCAAATACTCCTACAGATACAACAAAATTAATTGATGCTTATTTATTTGATTATTCTTTTGAGGGAGTTACTCATGAATGTCCATATTATAGCTTAGAGGAAATGTTTGATATCCCTAAAATTTTAGAAAAAATTTAAATAAACTTGGATTATCAAAATAAATTACATATATTAAAATAAAAAGAAAACAAATTATGACCAAAAAACTAGACTCAGAACACCTAGATGAAATTCAACAATTACGTGAAGAATTTACAAAGAATACAAACATTCTAGGAAACATTGCATTAGAACAATATGCAACGGAAACAAGATTAAAAACAATTGATTTAGAAAAACAACGCTATTTAGATCAATTTGAAACCCTACAAAAACAGGAATCTGCATTACTAGAAAAAATGCGTGAGCGTTATGGCGAAGGCCAAATTGATATTGCTCAAGGAACATTTACTCCAACTGCATGATGTTTGACACTAAACAATCATATTTATAATAAAATAAAACAAGGAGTATATTAATGGCAGAAAGAATAGTTTCAGCAGGCGTATTTACAAATGAAGTAGATCAATCGTTTTTAGCTGGCGGCATTGCACAAATCGGTGCAGCAATTGTAGGACCAACAGTAAAAGGTCCTGCACTAATTCCTACACAAATAACTTCGTTCGGCGATTTTACGGCAATATTCGGATCATATACAGATGATTCATATGTACCATTCGTTGTACAAGACTATTTGAAGAATGGAAATGTAATTACAGTAACAAGATTATTGTATGAAGATGGGTACACATTAGCTAATGGAGCTTTAGCAATACTTGCTAAATCAGGATCAGGTGCCGGAGCAGTACAAGTTGTAACTCATGTGCTTCATCCAACCAATCCGGTAACATATGCTGCAGCAACAAATTTATTTGACAAATCAGTAATTAGCAATTTAGGGTCAGGTTCATTCACAATCAAAATTTCAGGATCATATGGCACAACAACCATTCCTGGATTTGCATCATTTGCATCAGATGCAACATCGGCAATTAGTTGCTCAATTGTATCATTAACAAACAACTACATACAAAAGAAATTTGGGTCATCTCCTAAATCAGTAGATTATCCAGTATATGTGCAATATGAAAATGCTAATGCATCTGCATTGTTTAACAACCTAGGCGATGTTACCATGGAATTAGCATCAGCATCAAGTTATGCATTTGCACAAGGATTCCAGGCTGCAGCAACACCCATGATCACCTCACAAAAAATTGGCACAACTGTTAAAAATTTATTTCAATTTTATACAATTTCACATGGCACGTCAGTTAACACTGAAGTTAAAGTTGGTATTCGAAATATAAGAACTGCTGCTGAAGTTGCTGATCCAAATGGATATGGAACATTTACAATTGAAGTTCGTCGAGTAAATACTGCAAATATTGCAAATTCTCCATATTCATCTAATGATACAGACCGACAGCCAGATATTATTGAAACATTCAACAATGTTAATTTAGATCCAAACTCATCAAAATATATTGGTCGTGTAATTGGTGATAGATATAGCACAATTGATACTGCAGGCAACTTGATTGTTAATGGAGATTATCCAAACATGTCTAGTTTCATTCGTGTAGTAGTTGATGCTGGAGTATCTAATGCAACTAATGCAAAAACATTGGTACCATTTGGTTTCCGTGCAATGAATGCACCAATTCCATTAATGTCTGGGTCATTGAGTTTGAATGCAACATCATATGCAACATCACAAGTACAAACATCATATTACTCAAACAATTATTTTGGATTCGATTTTACCAATTTAAACAATTTAAATTATTTAGCTCCGGTTCCAACAACAGGTGCTAATACAGGAAGCAATTCTGATTTCTATCTTGGAAATGTATCACAAGATGCAGCCGCAGCTTTCCCAACAGCAACACCATATTCAGGGTCATTGGAAACTGCATTGACAGCCGGCACGTTTACAACAAATGTTGCATTATCAACACGTAAATTTATTGTTGGATTCCAAGGCGGATTTGATGGCACTCGACCAAACTTAGCTAAATTCTCCGGTGAAGATATTGCCGCGGCAAATACATTTGGATTTGATTGCTCTGGAACAGGTACAAGTGGAACAACATCATATAATAAAGCATTTGCATTGTTAGCAAACACTGATTATTATGATATGAACATGTTAATTACACCGGGTATTATTGACAGTCTGCATAGCGTAATAACAAATGCAGCTCGCAATTTGTGTGAAACTCGTCAAGATACATTTTATGTGATGGATTCAAATCCATTAACAGATTCGGTAAGTCAGGTTGTAGCTCAGGCAACAACTTTAGATAGCAATTATACTTCAACTTATTGGCCTTGGGTAAGAATTTTGAATCCAGCTAAAAATGTACCGGTATGGGTACCGCCATCAGTAGTAGTTCCTGGAGTATTAGCATTTAATGATGCAGTAGCAGCACCATGGTATGCACCAGCAGGTTTAACAAGAGGTGGTTTAACAAGTGTATCTGATACGTACGTGAATTTATCACAAACAATGCGTGATTCATTGTATGAGGCCCGTGTTAATCCTATTGCGAACTTCCCTAACGAAGGACAAGTGATTTGGGGTCAAAAGACTTTACAGGCTCGACCAAGTGCATTAGACCGCGTAAATGTACGTCGATTATTGATTACAGTTAAGAAATTTATTGCGTCATCAACTCGTTATTTGGTATTTGAACAAAACACAGATGCAACTAGATTAAGATTCTTGAGCATAGTTAATCCATATTTAGATCAAGTAAAAGCTAAACAAGGTATTTATCAATTTAAAGTAATTATGGATCAATCAAATAACACAGCAGATATGATTGACCAAAATATTTTATACGGACAAATACTTATTCAACCGACTCGTACGGCTGAATTTATTATTTTAGATTTCAATATTCAACCAACCGGAGCAAGTTTCCCGGAATAGTAGAATAAATATTTAAAAGAAAGGTAGGACTTAGGTTCTACCTTTTTTACTTACTTCATATTTATATAAAACAAATAAGGAAGAAATAAATGGCATTAACACCAACATTACCAGATATTAGCCAAAGTGATTTATTTACTAGCGCATTTTCGTGGGAACCAAAATACGCTAACCGATTTATCATGCAATTAGCAGGTACAAACATTCCAGCATATTTAATTAAGGCCGCAGCTCGACCTACAATTACTAACGGTGAAATTGTTTTAGATCATATCAATATTGACCGAAAAGTTAAAGGCAAGTCTCGTTGGAGTGATTTAGCAATTACATTGTATGATCCAATTACAAGTGAAGGCGCACAAGCAGTAATGGAATGGGTACGTTTACATCACGAATCATTAACAGGTCGCGACGGATATTCATCTGATTACAAACGTGACATTGAATTTTATGCTTTGTCTGCATTGGGCGAAAAAATTGAAAACTGGACATTAAAAGGAACATTTATTTCAGATGCAAATTTTGGACAAATGGATTGGGGAACAGAAGAAGCAATGACAATTGAATTAACATTGAAATTTGATTACGCAATACATCAATATTAATCTATAAAATATTAGAATCATTAATGGGGGCAAATTGCTCCCATTTTTTATGTTCTATATATTTATAATAAAGTTATAAAGGATAAACATGGCAGGAATGACAGATAGAGTTTCAGATCAAACAATAATTCAACTAGCAAAACAGCAGTACGAATCACAAAAACAACACAGCATGCCCTCGGAAATATTTTCGTTGGTAAGTAACGGTATGGTATATTCTAAAGATCATCCATTGCGTTCCGGTAAAATTGAAATGCGATACATGACCGCATATGATGAAGATATTTTAACTAATTCATCATATATGCGAGAAGGCGTTGTATTAGACAAATTGCTTGAAGCATTGATAGTGACACCTGTTGATTATTCTACAATTGCTAGAATTGACAAAAACGGATTAATTATTGCAGCACGCATTGTAAGTTATGGAAAAGATTACAATGTTATTGTAAAAGATCCAAAAACTAAAAAAGAATTAAAACGCATTGTAGATTTATCTAAATTAAAAGGAACACAATTTAATTTAGAAGCTGATGACGCCGGCGAATTTAATTACACGTTAGCAGATAACACTAATTTAAAGTTTAAATTTTTATTAACAGGAGATAATGACGATTTAAAAATATCAGAATTTTTAGAACGAACAATTACGCAAGTTAATGATTCTAGAAAACTTGAAGACATACAAGATTTTATTCGTTACAAGTTTATGGCTCGAGACTCAAAAATATTTCGTACTTATATTACAGATAATACTCCAAATATGATAATGGATTATGAATTTGAAGGTGAGGATGGGAGCACCTTCATCTCCGGGTTTCCGATTGGAACAGACTTTTTTTGGTTTTAAATCAGAAGATCGTGTAACGTTACATGCTAACCTTTTTGATTTAATATGGTTTGGCGATGGCCGTTGGGATTGGCAAACATTGTATACAATGCCGGTGCATATTCGAAGATTTTGGATTAGCAAAATCAATAAAATGCAAGATGACCGACAAGTAGCTGCAGAACAACAACGTGCAAAAACATCAATAAAAAAACCTAAGGTGGTAAAATCTCCACTGTAAATATTTATATTAAATAGGATATTGTCGATGCTAGATACTAATGAAATTCAACTAATCAAACGTTTAAAATCTAAACCTAGACTAGGCATGGCTGACGAAAATTTAGACCGCGTACAAAAACAATTAGAAGACATATTTAAAGGATATAAAGCTGCATCTGGAGATATACTCCGAGAAGGTGCATTTAAAATATTAGCAGAGAGTGCACAAAATTTATATGCAAAATTAAATGTATTAGAAACAAGAAATTTAGCTGTACAATCTGGATTTAAAACAAGCACCAAACGAGCAGCTGAATTAGGTTATCAATTTGATAAATTAGCAATATCTGCCGGCAACGCATTTAATTCAGAAAAACTTAAGGGATATCTAGTAAATTTAAATAAAGTATTTGTTGGTAATACTAAATTATTTAAAGCAGGAAATGAATCAGGAGAAGCAATAGCTAAACAAGTAAACGCTCTTCAAAATAAGTTAAAATTAACAGACGAGCAAGCTAATAATTTTATTAAATTCCAATTAAATGCTGGTAAAGTTGCTAAAAGAGGCGATATTACAAAATCTATAACCGATACACAACAAGCAATTGCAGATGTTGCAAAAGCAATGGGTGGCGAAGACGGTTATGAATCAGCATTAACTGCTATCACATCAGGGATTGGCGATTTAGGAGCAGCTACAAACGCAACATTTGGTCGTATACCTAAAGATTTAGCATTAGCAGTATTAAAATCTAATAAATTAGGTTTGTCATTAGAAAAAATTACGGGTATCGGAAAAGGATTTTTAGATATAGAGCAAGCAATCGGATCAGAAATTGAATTTCAAATTTTATCAGGTAAAGAATTATTAACTACCGATAAAAAAAGTTTAACTAGTGAATTTCAAAAAGCAGCATTAGCTCAAGATGCAAATAAACAAGCAGAATTATATGCAGATTTCTTGAAAAACTTTGGCGAAGATTTGCAAAATGATCCATTATTACAAGAGCAAGCAGCCGGGATGTTTAATTTAAGTGCAGACGACCTGTTTGATTCGTTAGCAACATATCGAGCAAGTATTGCAGACGCTATAAATCCAGCTGCTGCATTTCAAGAAATATTTAAAAAAACGTCTACAGATATAGGCAAAAGTGTAGACTCATTTGACAAGTTAGCTGACGCAGAAAGTCAACAAACACAAACCGATCGATTAAAAGACGATGCTCAAATTGCAAAAAATAGAGAAATAATAGGAGCAAATCCAGAAGGTTATGCAAATAAAGTTGTTGAATTAATGGATTTGTCAAAAAATTATCAAGACGGACTTTTAAAATTTAGTGCTGACATAACCAGCAAATTAGGTAATTCAGAATTCATGAAAAATTTAGCCGGAGCTGGCGGCATTGCAGTGGCCATTAAAGCATTGTATGAGTCAGTAAAAAGCTATACTCCTGGAAACTTTGAAGGTTCGCAAGTTACAGCTGATGTAGACGACATTTTTATTCCTGCAGGAGGCAACAATGTTATTACCGGCCCACTTGGATCATTTTCATTGGATCCTAAAGATGATATAATTGCAATGCCAAATGCTAGAGAAGCCTTAGCAAATCAGGGTTCTACTACACCAAATAATACAACACAAGGCGGAACAGATACAGCAGCATTAGTTGCCGCATTACAAGGAATGAGTTTTCACGTAACAAATACATTTGATGGAGATAAAATACAATCTCAATTAACAATACGACAAGGTCAACGACTTAATGCTTAACAAGGAAAACTATGCCATATTCATATAACGCGCCGTACGGGTTTACATTGTTTTCATTAGGAGGCACCGGGAATTATGAAACACCAAACACTGTATATTTACAAGATAGTATTGGTTTAGGATCAACAACCTCCGGAACAGCATTACATCCAATACAAGCAGAAAAACTCATAATTTCAGGCAACACTGCAGCATATGACAAAAAAAAAAATATAAAAACTGTATATGCTAATTTTGACAATGATTCTGCAAACCCATCCGGATACACATACCCAAATCGAATAGATATTATTGGTAATATAGGAAACGTTGCCCCCGGAGCTATATTTGCAAATGTTGCTAAGAACGCAATACTTGGAGCAGCATCTGGACTAGGAAATCCTTTAACTCAACAATTTGTTCAACCAGCAGTATCTTCTTTATTCAAAATAAAAACATTGGATGGTATTTTAGATGACCGCAGTGAAAACATGGGACAGCCATATTCAATAATGCCATTTACTAGACTAGAACAAATTGCAAAATGGCCAGGCAAATACAAAGATTTTAGATCATTTAAAGGATATACGTTTAATGTTAACACTGTTAGATTAGACGGAGCATCTGCTGCAACTCGAGGTGTTGCAAATTTAGATGTTAAAGGAAGCATAATTGGCGCTGCGTACGCAGCTGCGTCAGTATTACCAGGCGGCGCTTATCAAGTATTTAATATTGAATCCATATATGGTTGGGGAAATCATGGTGAACCAAACGCAGCACATCGAGATTTTACATCTAGAAGTCATGTTGCAACAAGATGGAAAGTAGAAATTGGAATTGATGACGTTACAGGCAAACCTAAAAAAGGAAGCTGGGCACCTACAAATAATCCTATAGAAAAAGCAACGGAATTTCGAGGAGATAAAATTACTGTTATTGATTATAGTCAAAGAAAATTATCTCAAGCATATCAATGGAAATCTACATTATTTCCGGGAGCTGAAAAATGGAACAACTTTGTATCTGCAACTGATTTAACTAAAGATTTTATTAAATTTTATTTTACAGGGCCAAAATTACAAAATGGTGTCGATGCACCCCCGGATGATATAATTGTATTTCGTGCAATTATTGATTCATTTACTGATACACATTCACCTAGTTGGTCTGCTGTTCCCATGATTGGTCGAGCGGATCCTAATTATACGTATACTGGTTATTCACGCGAAGTAAATATATCATTTACTGTATTTGCAACTAGCCGGGATGAAATGAAACCTATATATCGAAAATTAAATGCATTAGC